GTAATGCAGATATGGTTAGGAAAACAACATCTTGATCAAAAAGAAAAAATTGAACAAACTAATTTCAATGAACCTTTACCATTGATCATAGAAGCTGATGGCAAAAAAAAAGGGTAACATATTTGGTCAGACAGTTGTTTACGAAAAGACTTTTAAAGGAACTAGCATAGGACGTAGACCAAGTTTCTCAACAATGAACAAATCAAAAAAAGCAAGCTGGAAGAAATATCGTGGTCAAGGGCGTTAGCATAGTAATTATCTTATTATTTACGGGTTGCAGTAATAAAGATATTAGTTTAGACCCAATTTCGACAATAGGTAATCAATTAATTAAAATAATTAAAGCAAATGAAAACTAGATTTTATGAAAATGGCGAGATAATACATTATACGCTACCTGAATCTTTTAAGAAATCTACAACTAAATCAGCGTGTGGTAACTGCGGTATGTATAGCAACAGGCGTATGTATTGTGGGGTATGGAACGCACCAGCAGTTAAAGATAATTACGTCTGTGATAAATGGCGTATGAGGTTCTTTAAAAGATAATGAAGCCGATTATCATTACCTTGTTGTATCTAACAACATTTGGCGATGTAGAGGTCAGCAAATCTTTTGAAATTAATCAATCTTGCGATAGCTGGTTTCATCATAATGTAAAAGTCTACGAACAAAAGAAAAGAAAATTATTTTCAAATCAAGTCTATCACGAGTACAAAGGAAAGCACGTCATAGGATATATTTGTAGTGGCGAAGAACCTCAATAAGTGATAATAAGTCCGTATGGAATGGACTTTAACTGAAACTATAATTTGGTATTTAGTTTTAGGTGGATTGTTTCTAGTCTATCTGAAAGGTTTAGAATAATGGCAAAATACAAAGGTCGTACTGTAAAACTTAACAAGATTATGCAAGGCGATGTTAAAAAGTTTAAAGTATTTGTTAAAAACAGAAGAACAGGTAGAGTTCAGAAAGTTAATTTTGGTTCAAAGACAATGAGAATCAAAAAGAATATTCCAGCGAGAAAAAGAAGTTTTATGGCTAGGTTCAAACCTATCTTAGCAAAAGTAAGAGGGCAAAAGAACCTAAGTCCAGCCTACTGGGCAATAAGGAGTTGGAGATAAATGGCACTAAAAATAGGGGAAGATCAACAAGTACAAATGCCAATGAAAACAGTTGCTAGTTTAATTAGTATCTGTGTTATTGGTGCTTGGTTTGCATTTTCTGTAATCGAAAGATTAAACGTACTTGAAACTAAAAGTCAGCTAGTAGAAAAAGATTTAGATGCGGCTAATGAATTTATTATTGGAGTTCCTAAGGGTAAGATGGTTTCGCCACAGATACAAGAATTATTTATGCTTGTTGAAGAACTTTATAAAACAGTAGAGAAGCTAGAAAAGAATCAAGAAATGAATATGACAAATAAAGTTAATATAGAGTTTATTGCTAAACAATTAGAGAAAGCAATGTCAGATATAGAAAAGTTAAAAGATAAACAAAGAGAATTTGCAAATGGTAAGAGTTACTAAAAAGATAATTAAATACACACAACAAAAGTGGGAAGATACTAAAGCAATGAATATGTTTAAATTTTTAAGACAAGAAGTAGATATTAATGCAACAGGAACTCATAAGTACAGATTAAAAGAGGGAAAGAATAAAGGTAAGGTATTATGATAGAAGCGGTAGTAGGATTATTAATGTTTATTAATGGGGAAATAAAAGAAGCACGTATTCAAGAATCAATGTCAACTTGTTTGAAGCATAAGCGTCAAGCTGAAAGACAGTTCAATGAATCTGTTTCTTATAAATGTTGGAGTGGTAAAGCAGAATTAGAAACTAATTTAGATGGTTCTAAATCAATTAAAAAAATATTAATACAATAAATGGTAATCGTGAATCAATTAAAAAACAAATTAAGTAAAGATAAAGGAACAAACGACTTAGAATATAAATTAGAACTAACACAAAAAGAAGTTGATACTTTGAAAGATGTTATAAATGTAAAAGATTTTGAAATATCAACGCTAAAAGAAAAGATTAAAGAGTTAGAAAAGGAGCAAGAGGACTTGTTAAAATATCCATAATTATGAGGTACTTTTATGATAGATTGGTGTTTAAGAAAATTAGAAATTTTATTTTCAAGATTATCTCTATGGATATGGAACAAAAGGGTAACACGTAAGTATTATAAAAGGAAATGAATGGTTTATGCATTAGTAATGAAAATATGTTCTGCGGTTGCATTAGCTTGTTCGAACCCAATAGAAATTAAAAGTTTCAATAATCATTATGATTGTGCTATCAACGGGTATGATGTTAGCAAAGAAATATTACAAGATATAGGAAGATCAGGAGTAGAAAAAGACAAGATTGTTATAAATTTTGGTTGTTATGAAAATTACACTAACAAAACCACAACATCAAGTCAGCAATAGCAATAAAAGATTTAGAGTATTAGTTTCAGGGCGTAGATTCGGTAAAACTTATTTATGTATTACTGAAATGATGAAATATGCAACGAAAGTCAAACAGAATATTTGGTATGTAGCACCTACTTTCAAGATGGCTAGAGAGATTGTTTGGAGCAACTTAAAACAAATGCTTTCAGATTTTAAATGGGTTGATGTAATAAATGAAAGTAATTTAAGTATTAAAGTAAAAAAAACAGGAAGTATCATATCATTAAAAGGTTGTGAAAATTATGATAGCTTACGAGGTGTAGGAATAGACTTTTTAATTCTTGATGAGTTTGCAGACATAGAAGAAAAAGCGTGGACAGAAGTTTTGAGGGCTTCTATTGCAGACACTAAAGGCGATGTTTTAATGTGTGGGTCGCCAAAGGGCTATGGAAATTGGTCGTATAGAATGTATCTTAAAGGCAAGCAAGACAAAGAATGGGATAGTTTTCAATTTACTACATTACAAGGTGGAATGGTTTCTAAATCAGAAATCGAACAAGCGAAGCAAGATATTGACATTAGAACATTTAGACA